ACAGTACTTGTTGATACAGATTGTCCAGCTACAACTAATCGTTCTGCAAAGATATTACATCTTTTAGGATTAACTGGAGCTGACCTTTCTAGTTCTTCAAAGTAATAAGTATTAACTCCACCTGAAGTTGTAATCTGAAATTCAGCTATTTTATTGGTACTATCAACAATATATAAAGTTCCATAAGCACCATTTGATTCATAGTTAGCAAACTGATTATTAGTTTGATTTGTTCTTACAACTGTTGTAGCACTTGCTACTTCAGCAGAAGTCATCCCACTTCTATAAATAGTTTGAGTACTAGCAGTAGTTACAACATCAATATCTAATGTTAAATTTGTATTATCTGTAATAGATAAAACTCTATATTTAATACTATTAATTTTTATTCTATCATTTACAGCTAATTCAGTTGTAAAAGATGTTCCAGTTCCAACAACTGCTGCTGAACTTGCAGTTACTGCAACTGTACCAGTTAAACTTTTATAAGTATCTTTATTAATTTGAAGCCAAGTAATACCATCTGTACTCCAATAAATATTATTGGCTTGACAAGCAATAACTCCATTAGCATATGAAACTATTCCTGTTATAGCATCTGTAGTTGTACCGCTTGGACTAGTTGCACTTCCTGCACCCCATTTTGTAAAACCATTTATTCTTCGATAGCCACCTGTTGTAGCTGATTCAAAGTTTTGTAAAATAGTTGCGGCTCCAGGTGTTCTAAATAATGCATGAGCACTTGAAACTAAATCTAAACCTCCTGCAACTGTAATGGAAGCTCCTTGTGTTGGCATTTAAATTTTCCTTATGGTAACAAATACGTAAATCTTACGTCTGACATATATTGCGGTTGTGGTGAATTTAAATTATCAGCCATTGACTGTAATCCTTTTTTATATTCGTCTAATGCTAATTGTGATTGAGCTATATTATCTTTAAATTGATAAATATAATATCTAGCTCTTGCTAATAAAACTGGTTTGTATTGTTCTGGAAATAAAACTGTATCGGTATCTGCTGATAATGCAGCAGGTCTATCATATGCAAAGAAATGTATATTATAAACTTTATCAGGTATAGGAGATAACCCAAATCTTCTACCATCAGAACTTCTAATAACTCTTACTGGAACTCCATAGGTTGAAGTTCTAGCAGCTTCTTCTTCTGCTTCTGCATAATTAGCTCTCCATGTAGTTAAAGTTGTAAAAGCTAATTTATTATTTGTATAAGGTGAGCTAGTGTCTACAAGAGTAAACATATCCCAATTGACTGAATCAAAATCACCATCTACACCTGTAGAACCAGCTTTTGATAAATACCATCTTTGTCCAACAACTGTTGGAATAATAGTATTACCATAATAAGGGTCATCAGGTACATCTGTACTTAACCAAGACCAATTATCTACTGCATCTACTATATCAGAGTAAGCTCTATTTACACAATTTGCAACTTGTTTTTGTACGCCTACTCCACTAGAAATTGCTGTAAGTTCTGGTTCATTAAGTTCTACTAATAATTCATTAGTTAATGCTAAATAGGTCTTTGCCATAATACTTCTTAAAATTAAGTGGCTATAATAAGTACCACAACAACTACTGCTACTGCAATAGAAACTTTTTTATGTGCTACTATGTAAGACCATGCTTTTTTCATATGTTCCATATATAATCCTTTATTTAAAAGACAGGGGGTATATTGCAACCCCCTATCTAGCTGTTAGGTTTAATACTAACAATAACGTAAAAACTAATAAATTAGTCTATAACGTAAATTGTTCTTCCTAATACCTCAGGTCTAAGAACTTTTCTTCCGAAAACAAGTAATCCTCTTACTATGTCAGCGAAAGTAGTAGTACTTCTTAAACTTTCAACAATCTTCAACTGAGACGCACACGCAGTCGAACTCATTTGACCCCATGTTGCCACAGGAGCAGTTGCAGACCCAGCAGGTGTTGCACCTGATAAGTCGTTTTGTCTTAGATTGTTTGATTTGTACATTTGGAAACCTCTAACGAGACCAGATGCTACTAATCCATTTCTAAGACTACCTTTACCAGCGTTGTAATCAACTGATAATAGTTTAGAAGATGTGTTAGCTAAAACATCATACCACTCAGGTGCACCAACAAACCAACGACCTTCTTCAGGTGCGTTTTGAATGTCGAGCAACTTAGCAGATGTACTCATACTATTTAGAGGGTCAATTTCACCAGAAGCAAAACCTATATCAATAGGTGTTCCTGTAGTTCCTAGTCTATTTGCAGTTGTAGACACCGAACCATCGTCACCAAGATAACTAAAGACATTACTGTCTAAAGCATCTCTTAGCTTATATGCTGCGTTGTCTGAAGCAACAGATTGGAAGTTGATATGTGAAAATCTCTTTTCAATATCATCTAGTGCGAATTGAAAGTATTTAGCTTGGTCTACTAGTAGAACAAGCTCTTGGTCAGAAAGTGCTGTAGCTGAAGTCGCTAGACCTCTAGTGTAATCACTTACTGTTATTTGGGGTTCTTGTACTATATTAACAGTATCTCCAAAGTTTTTAATTTCACCCATATAGTCTGTATTGCAGATTGCTTCTGCAGTTGCAGCTTTACGTAGTGCTATTTGAACTTTCTTTGAGTATATTTGAGGTACCCAAAAGGCATTAGTTTGCCCTGCTGTAGCTACTAAAAAGTTAGTAGTTGAACCACCAGCGAAATTTGCCATTGTATGACTCCTTTTGTTTGGTTGATAAAATGAAAGTATTATTATTAATTATTAATAATTCTACCTTCTCTCTGAGCTATCAAAATGTCTTTCTCATTCTTTTCAAACTCAGCATCTGACATCTTTTCGAAATCAGAACTTTTGAAAATAACTTGATTATTCGTTGGTGGTTGAATTTGTTCGTTAGTTTTAACTAACAAATCAGCACCTTGACTAACCTTATTATCTTCTGTGGTTTTTTTATCTAATCCAAGTCCTCGGTCTTTCTTATATAAGTCAACTGCTCTTGCAGCAAGTGTACCATTGGAATTGTTCTCATAAATCCATGATTTAATTTCCATGGGTTGTGAGTCTGCCCAGTTATGAAAATCATCTGATTCTTTAATTTGATTAAAGTCTGGATGAAGTTTCGATAACTCTAATTGAGCTTCTCTTTGTGATAAAGCTATATTAGCTTTTTTCAAAGAGCTAACTTCCTCTTGTAAACCTTTCATCTCATTTTGAGACTGCAAGTGAGATACAGTTTCCACTACGCCATAAATGTCAGGATAGTCTTTTTTAAAAGCACTAAGTTCATCAGCACTTTTAGGTGGTGTATATTTAGGTCGGTTATCTCTAAGCTGTGCTTTGAGGTCGCCTTCCTTATTAGTCCATTCACCAAGTTTCCTGTCATAATAACGCTTTAGGTCATCATATCTTTTTTTATAGTCAACTTTAGTATAAGGTTTAGATTCAACATTTAATGCTGATTCTTGTAAGACCTTATCCGAAGTGGCTGTTTCAGAAGGGGATAAAACATTTGGGTTAACACTATCTGTAGTAGTATTAGTAGCATAGTCAAATCCTGTCTTCTTCTCAGGGTCAGGCTCGGCTGGTCCACTATCTGCATTTACTAAAGTTTTTGGCATCACATCTTCTGTATGCCAATACTTTTTGCGATTGTATGGATTCGCCTCGACTGTCTTAGTTTTTCCTTCGTTCTCTTTACTCATAAATCCTCCTTTGGGCTTCTTTTACTGAAGGTAGCAAAAAAAGGTTAATTGATTTGAAACGAAGCTACAAGGGCTTCTATTGCTAGAAGGTAGCTTGTCTATTCTTAGAGTACCTCTCTAAAAATTCTGTTATACTATGGTTTCATCTACTGCAAGTTCTGCAGTTTCTTCTTGATTAACCATACCAGCATCATAAGCTTCTTCAGCTTGTGCCATCATTTTTCTTAATTTATCAATGCCGATATTTTTAACAGCTTTTGCTGTAAATACAAATTCGCCATCTGACAATAATGCTGGGATTGAATCTGAAGTTCCTGTTCCAGGTCCTTCTACTAATTCATCTTCTGTAAATTCTGTTGCAACCATCTTTGGTAAAATGGCTTCTAATTCTGGATACATTTCTATAGCAGCATCCACGACTACTTCTTCTTCTTCACTTAACATTGAAGTATCTAAAACACTTTCTGCATCTTCCATAGCTAAATCATCTGCAGCAATCTCATCTTCAATTAATGGTTCTTCCATTCCTACTGGAGCCATTAAAGGTTCTTCAACAATTTCATCTTCTACTAAATCACCTTCTTGAAAAGCTCTATAAGCTTTTCGTCTATCATACTTTTCTTCAAGAGCTGCTGTTCCACCTAAAGCTCTTTTTCCTCTAGATAAAGGTTCTTCTTCAGCAATTTGAAAGTTATCCATGTAACCACCAAGAGCTGCTTTTTTCTTTCTCCCATACTGTAGATTATCAAGTTTTTTCCACTCTATTTCTTTATCTTTTTTTTCTAATTCTTTAATTCTCTTTTTTTCTTTTTCAGAAAGTTTACCATAAGTATCTGAATTTTCTTTTTTTATATTTAATCTAATTAATTCTTTTCTATCTTTTTTATTTAACCAAGCTATATCACCAGGTTCTATTTCATGTTGTTCTAATTCAGGAATATCATCTGGCATTAAAGGTTTAACACCATTACCTTTTGAAAATCTTGTTCTTTGTTTTGAAAGTAATCGAGAAGGCATTCCTTTTCTAGCAGATTCAGGAGAATCTACATCATAAGGTGTAATACCTGTATCTTTTTCTTCCTCGTTTTTGAGATAAGGTGGCTTAGACATTAATCCACCTGTAGCCATGTTAATGGGTTTTGACATATTTCTATCCTATTATGTTATTATAACAATTAATTGTTAATTAGTCAACACTATCTTTAACTATTTCTTTAACCTGCTGGGGTAGGTTCTGTAGTCTGTCCAGCAAATTCCACTTCCCCTGGCATTGATACATTACCTGGTCCGATTGGGCTTTCGCCAACTCCAGAGTTGTTTGGTGCTGTACCTTCTTGAGGTACTCCTCCATTACCTTCCATTGGTCCGAGTTGACCAGGTGCAGGAGCTTGTGAGCCATTTGGTTTGTTAGCATTCTGATATCCTATAATTTTAGCATAAATTTCTGCTTCATCTTTAGAGTTAATTATTTCATCAGGGTCTAAATCTAAAGAGTATGCTAACTCTTTAATGATTTCCGAGATTCTAACAAATGGAGCAATCGCAGGATTTTGAATAGTTTGTAAGAACATTGTCAGTCTTTGAGAACGAACTTCTTTTCTCATCAAACTAGAACTTCCTGTCGCTTTAATTTCCAAATCTCCTACAATTGGTAACTCACCTTCATAGAATTGCATATTCCATTGGAACATGGATTCTCCTAAAGGCTTAATTAGTTGGTCGTCAATATTTTTTATAACTGTTTTTATATTTAAAGATGCAGCACCCATAAGCATTGACATACCTGAGGCTGTTCTTGTCATACTTTGAACTCCTGTTTGTCCATGTGAGTATGATGGTATTCCTGTTGATTCATCTGCAAGTTGTCTGAACTTATCAAACATCTGCATATTTTCTACAGCAGTATTTGGAAATTTAATTCCATAGATTGCTTGACCAGGAACTCCTGCTTGTCTTTTAAAAATCTTACCAGGAAATACTTCCATGTTTTGATTATTAACTAAAGCAGATTCATCTATATCAAAAACTAAATTTCCAGCTAAAGCTAAATTATCAATTGCCATTCTTGCATGACCATTCATAATTTGTTGAGCATCATCCATATTTTCTGGAACACCTATTCCAAAAAAGTTATAAGGATTTTTTTCATAAGGAAAAGCTTGATAAGGAAGTCTAAAAGGTTTAAATGGATTTTCAACAATTCTAATTATTTTATTTTTACACATCCAAACATTAACTTGAACTTCTGTTGTATCTGCAATATCAGGGTCTATTGTTAGACCTTGTTCTTTTGCAGTCATAGCATCAATGGTTCCCCAATATTCTAAAATTTCATATCTGTTTTTTTCTATATCTCCAGTTGAACTTCCTTCTAAATCTATATTTGTTTCCCAATTTAATTTTTGATAAGCAGGACCTTCAGCTAAACATTCTTCAATTTTTTCTTTACTAAAATAAGGTCTATTGATTAAATCTAAAAATTGATGTCGGTTAACTCTGTGTCTTTGAATAACAAATTCACACTCATCCATATTTCTAGCATTAGGGTCTGGGTAGAAATCCCAAATACTAACAAATTCTACTTTTGGAACTTTAATAAAATCAGGAGTATATTCTCTAGCAGCACCATTTCCTGTTCCTGTATATTTATGTATAGTTTTATTATAAGTAAATGGACCTTTTAGAATTCCTGTTCCTAATAAACAAGATTCAAAGATAGCATTACGTAAAGTAATATTACCATTTGATTCTTCTAATTGGTCGTGAATAAGTTTTTCTAATCTTCGTGCAGCAATTTGTGCAGGTTTAATTTGAGGGAATTCTGGAAGATGTCCAGGTCCTTCTGATAATTCAGCTTTTTCTAATTCAGGTTCTAATCCACCTAAGAAACTTTCATTTAAAGAATCAAAGGTAGCACCCCTTGATAAAGGTTTACCATCACCAGGAAATCCTAAATTAGAAGTAGGACTCATAGGTTGACCAGGAGTATATTCTAAATTTCCTTCAACAGTTGGAGTCGGTTGCATATTCTCATCCCCCATTTGTTCTTTAAGAGGATTCATATGTGCGTATTCAGCAATACCTTCTGGAACTTCTGTTTCTTGAATGACTAATGGAAATTTACCCATTCCAAATAGAACATCTATAATTTGTCCATAAGCTGCTAAAACTTTAGTCTTAGTAACTTTAACAAAGACTCTAGATTTTTCATGTTGAGTAAAATGAATATCTTTATAATATCTTCCACGATAATTATGATAAGATT